AGGCATCTTCGACATTACGGATATCCGAGAGCATGCCCATGAAGGCCTGCGATATCGCATCGGCCATACGATCCGCGGCGTTCTTGATCTGGTTGAACTCCGCCTCCAGGGCGGCGATACGTTCCTGCTCCGCTCGAGCGATCGTGTCCTGGTGTTTCTGATATGCCTCGATCGATCGGGCCAGCTCCGCGGCGTGAGCGATCTCGGCCTGGGTCGCGCCCCGGGCAGAAAGCTGGTACCGGATATAGGCCTCGGTGGACATCGTCAGCTGGCGGTGCTGATCCTCCAGGCCACTGACGAGCGATTCGATGGCATCCAGCCTGTCCTGTTCCGCCGTCGTGGCATCCTCGGCAGCCTTCTGCTCCCGCTCGAGGGCCTCGATCGCATCATATTTGGCCAGGATATCCCGCCGCTGGGCCTCGGTGAGCCCCTCCCGTACGAGCTGCTGCTCCAACATGGCTCTCTCACCCTGCCGAAGCTTGGTCAGCTCGTCATCCATCCGGCTCAGGAGTCGCTCATAAGCGTCGCCGGCAGCTTCTGCCCGGGCCTCAGACGAGATCCGCTCATACTCCCGCTGCAGCTCCAGCAACACCTGCAACCGCTGATGGAGCGTCTCATACACGTCTGCATATCCGGAGAGATTCGCCCGCATGTGCTCGGGCATGGTTCCGGCTTCAATCATCCGGACCAGAGGTTCTGTCAAACCCCCCTTTTCTCGAGCGAACTCCATGCCGCGGCGGGCCCGCTCGATCGAAGTGGGCAGATCCTCCGGAGCAATCTCCAGAGCCGCATCCCTGATGATATCCATCTGCTCGGCCAGTTCCTGAGCCTCGGATTTGGCCGATATCATCGAGAGCAGAAGTGGTCCACCGATCGCACCGGCCAGGGTGAGAATCGCTCCCACAGGCCCACCCAGGGCGCTGAGAGCGGTGGAAAGACCGGCCGACGTGGTGGTGAGGGTGGCAATCTTGGCGGTGAGTGCGACGATTCCCCGGGCCAGAGCAGCTCCTGCAATCGCCTGGAAGGCGATCACGATCGCATCCATGTGGTCGATGAACGCTTCCAGCGCCTCGTTGGCGATATGAGCTCCACCGGCCAGGTTGCGGCCGAGGATTTCCGCGAACTCATCCCCGTCCTGAATGGCCTGATCAAGGGTACGCACGAGGTCGGTGAGCTCCGCGTTCAATCCCTGTCTGCCGATCTTGCGCGTCAGAAGGTCGGTGGAATCCTTGAGGTTGGAGATCGCACCGTCGAGGGTGAGCATGCGCTCGCGCATTGCGTCCGCGAACCGGGTGTTCCCAATCTCGGCCACGAACTTCGAGATCTCTTCAGCCGTGCCGGCGATCGTGCGCTCAATGTCCCCAAAGGAGATCTTGACCTGATCCCCGGAGCGTTCGATGTCGAATCCGAACTGGCGAATGGGCCGGCTCATACCATTCGCAGCCGACACGATCGCATCCGTCAGACGGGTGATGTCCTCGGTGAAAGCCGCTGACGTGTTACCGAGCCCGCGCAGGCGGTTCTCGGTGGCATTCACACCCCGGATCCGCAGCTGCGTGAAGCTCTGCGTGAGGTTCTGGACTTCGAAGGGGGTCTCTACAGCAAACTTGGTGATGAGATCAAAGGCACGCTCGGCACCGAAGGCACTACCCTCTACCGTCTTGAGCGTGGCCTCCAGTTTCTGGAACTCGACGTTGGTGTCGAAGACGTACTGACCGGCACGCTTGATCTGGTAGAGACCGAAGAACGCGCCGGCCAGTTTGAGTATCTGTCCGCCGAGGCGGGAGGCGGTATGAGAAGCCTGGTCGAATTCCTTCTCGAGACTGTCAACACGATCGTCGAGGCGCTGGAGTATTCGGGTTGAGTCGTCTACTCCGGCCCGCAGTGCTCTCAGGTCGAGAGCCAGTCCTGAGACCTGCATGTCGACCACGCTCAGTCCCCCTGTTCCTCATGCCAGGCCTCCCAGTAGAAGAGCTCTTCAAACGGGAGGCGGTTGATTTCCTCCAGCGTCTTGTGAAGACGGTCAGCCAGTGAAAGGCGGAACTTCAGCCAGCCGTCTTCTCTGACTCTTTTCCCGCCTTTTCCCGAAGCTCCTCCAGGTCAATGGCTGCGCCGTACATGTGGGCGACCAGCGTGTTCATGATGACCACATCGGCCTTGTTCATGAGCGTGTACTTGTCGCCCCACGTGAAGGCCTGTGAGCCATCCTCGAGCTCGGCCTTCATGATCAGCAGCAAGATCTGCCGCTCGTACCTGCTCTTCGGTTCTCGCTCCTCAACCGCATCCAGATCTGCCTGGACCAGAGGGCCGAACCAGAGAGTGAGGTCCCACTTCGGGATCTCGATCGGCCGGCGTCGGTTGTCGAACGCCCGGACGATCTGGTCGATGGGGCGTTCGGACTTCTTTTCCTGCTTCTCGGTCATGACGACTTCCAGTTAGGGGTGAGTGCTCCCGTACCTGCGAATTTCAGGTCCGCCTCCACGATCGCACCACGACGGGAGGCGATCCGGCCGCTGCTGGGATGGATGTTGCCCCAGAACTGCCGGCCGCCGTCCATAGCGAGCAGACAGGAGAGAGCCGTGGGGACACTGCCGGCCACCAGCAGGTCAATCACCTCCTTCTGCTCAGGATCGTCGTAGTCGAGCTGAACGCGGATCGTGCCGCGCCACTCCGGGATGTCGAGGGTGAAGGTCTTCGCCTGGGGAGGGCTGGCTTCATCGTAGGCGGTGGTTTCCAGGTCTTCCCGGGAAACGTCCGCTTCCCAGCCGATGACTTCGGCGATCGAGTTGGAGACGAAGGATACTGCGGCGTTGTCGTCCCATCCCCCGACCGGCTGAACCGTGGGCGAGAAGTTGATTCCCACCTCGTTGGGGGTTACGGCCCCGATCACGACGTCAGCCGTCAGGGTGTACTCTTGAGCATCTCCAGCCACGGTGAACGTATCCCCGGCCCGGAGAACGCCGTTGAGGGCGCTACCTCCACCGTCGAGAGTCGCGCTACTCGCCCCCTGGGACACCGATCCCTTGGTCAGCGGGGTGCCATCTACGGCTCCGCCGAGCGAGGCGAAGCCGTCTACGCCTCGGTACGTAGGCATGACGGCTTACGACCAGGTGACGGCGATAGCGCCGGTGACGCGGACGCTGAATTCCACCGTGACGTTGTTCGGGCCCCGCTGACTCACGATCCGGGCGTTGGTCACCAGGATGCTTCCCGAGAAGTACTTGGTGGCCGAGCAGCGAAACTGCGCTACCGCCGGTGTTGGTACCGCCCCATCCACGACCTGGTCGAGCAGCGCCTTCTGCGCCGTGTCGCCATAATCGGCGTTGGCCCGGATCCGCCCGGTCGTCCCGGGGATATCCAGCGTGAACGTCTTGCCGGAGGTAACCCCCGACGCCGTGGTCTCGATCTCTTCCCGGCTGATATCGAGTTCCCAGTCCTGGAATTCCCCGACTGCATTGCTGTCGTACTGCAGCGTACCGTCGGAGCCTCTCAGTGTGGACATTTTCCAGCCCCCTTAGCTGACTACTTCCTCGTAGATGAACGGGCAGTCCACCACGGTCTGGAGCCAGTCGTTGCGCTCCACCGCGGGCTTAGGCCCGCTCGGTGCATCGAACCGCAGTCCCGAGAATTCCACGCGGTTGAAAATGTCCCGGATACTGTCGGCATGTCCCTTGATCTCACCTTCTCCGTTCCCCGGTTTGCTGAAGATCTGAACCTTCAGCACTCCGGGGATCTGGTTCCTATTCGTCGGCCCGGCCGTCTGCATGAACCCATCGCCCCAGATCACCGTCGGCCGGATCCACGCTGCATCCGGCTTGGTGAACCGCTTCCCCGGCCAGGCAATCTCGGTGGCGCTGGCCCACTCGGTATTGAGGCGGGTCATGATTGCGCCTTCCGCCGTTTTCAGTGCACTAGCCATTCATCATCCTCACCAGGTGGTCCACGAGCGGCTGCAGCTCCGAGACTGTCACGGCGATCATTCCGTCCGGCGCCTGGTCGGAATGCCCGTCCTCGAGCGCCGGGATGTAGGCCAGTCCGTTCACGATGTAGATCTCGTCATCAAGCGTGACCTCCGCTGCGACC